GCCTGTCAGCCCAATCCAGAAGGGTTTTGTAATCCCTGGCGCGCAATGCACCAAGGAGTTTTGCCCTATCTGGGTGGGCCGTCGAACTAATGGCAGTCCGAAGCAGCGTGTCATACGCTACCTCAGACCTAACCGCCATGGAAACATCCTGTCTCCGTGATCTTTTTGGTTTTCGCATAATGCGACTCCTTAAAGAGGGGCAACTGCCCCCTGGTTAACGTGCTGTTATGAAATCACCTTATCCGCAAATCCCGAGCAAAGCTCGATTGATTGGCAGGTAGGGACTCCTACGAACTTAGTCAAGGAAAGCGCGCAGAGAAGCGTGCCTACCAGGACCAGGGTTTTCTTCCACATAGCAACATACCTCTTATCTGACTATGAGTAACGCAGAAACCATCGAATGATGGTTTTACTGGTTAATCTCATGGTCTTGGATAAGGTCGGTAGTTGCCGCAGTGGTTGCAGCCCAGGTAGCTAAGTCCAATAGGAGTGCGGTGACTTCAGCACTAGCCGCTCCTACCGGGAGAGCGATATCGATCGTTACGATACCGTCCCCAACAGGATCGGTGCCATCAGTCATGGTACGCGTCAGTTTGGCTTGACTGCGGGACATACTATAGCCGCCAGAGATCGCGCGCGGAGGAATCCGCTTGAGATCAATGTAGTCTTTAGTAGTTGCCGTGTTACTCGTTCCGACGTATCGGTACGAGTCAGCCGTACGTGGCGTATCGTTGCTATAAGTTTTAGCATTGACAGTAAGAGCCATTTTTAGGTCTCCGATGTTTTAAGTGAGGTTATGTTCAGCCATTCTTAGCGCGACCGGAAAATATTTCCGGCCAGAGCTATCGAGTCAGCCGCCCTTGCAAGTCCGAAATAATCCTTTGGAAAAGGATTCGGGTTGTAGGACAGGCCTATCGAAATTCCTGGTGAACGGGTGACACTCTCGCTACTGTATGTAGCGGTAGTGGGAGAAGCTCCAGTCAACTCTCTGGGGCCTGACAAGGAAATTGTCAC